CTCGCCGTCCATGATCATCGACGCGATGCCGTCTCCTACAGCGGAGGTGAGACCGTCCAGCGTCTGCGTGGTGAAATCGGCAGCCTGTTGTTGATAATCCGTGGCCGTGTCGCGGTAGAAGTGCTGTTTGAGTCGTTCGTAACCTGCTTCTGTCAGGCAAAGGTCAACATACTCCCGACCGTCAACCAAATAGGAAGAGAGCGATTCGAGGTCAACAGTCGGGATCAATCCCTCATCGGAGCCGAGAGCGTATTTCGTGGTCATGGTGTCATCTCGATTTGAAGTGCGTCAGTGCGTCAATGTGTAGGTCTGCCCAGACAGCAAAGTCGGGCGATATCCAGCGAGCAAATGCCACGGCCAGCTTTGGGTGAAGCCAGGTGCCACCGCCGCGCCCACGTTGGCCGCGAATCAAATCCCTCGAATCCGAGGTATTTAGATGGCGAGCAAGCGCCTCGATGTAGGCTTCGGTTTCCTTGTTGCGCAGCCAGTTGTCCAGTCGCATGCCGTGAGCTGCTGCGATGTCGGTTGCGTTAATCCATCCCTCGCTATTGAAACGCACCGGTTTGCCTTGGTAGTGAAATGGAATGACGTTGCTGCTCATATCGTTACCTCGCTCATCAGGCGAATAGAAACGCAGCGGGGCGGACGGATGAGCGACATCCGCCGTTCGGCTGTACGGGCCTAGCTGCGTGTTGAGCGCCCTTGCGGGCCAAATAGTTACCGACCGTCCGTCAATCCATCAGAACAGCGCAGACGCCACTCACGGCGAGCGGTGACATCGGTCTCTGCGCTGGTGATGTTGTAGACTCGGCCATCCCAGATGACCCGCCAGGTGTACAGTTCCAACCGCTCAACGGGGAACCACCGACAGTTGATCCTGGCAGTGGTCTCTGCCTGCGTAGCGTCTGCGGCGATGAACTCGCGACCTGGCCCAGTCAGAACCTCTGCGGGCAGGTCAGCGTGACCGGAGAACAGAACAGCCTCCCAGGTCGTCGTCTCTTCTCCCGTGTCAGGGTCTTGTGTGGGTTTCCACCACCGGCAGACGCCAGAGGGTCGGAGTGGTGCCGTTCTGCGGGCTGCCGATGATGTAGCGGTTCTCGGCGTCCTTGGTCAGCTCGATCAGCGCCCAGTCGATGGGGTTGAGCACGATACCGCTGGCCGGGAACTCGGCCAGTTGCGCCTGAAGGATCGCCAGGCGGATGCGGTCGATTCGCTGCTCGGCAGTCACCACTACGCCGCTCGGCGGAGCGTAGGCCTGCGCCTGCGGAATGATACCGTGCAGATTGGCACCGGTTCCGTTTCCGTAGAGCAGTTGACCTTCTTCGACCAGCATCAGGCCGTAACGAGCGCGCGCATCGATGTAGCTCTGCAAGGCCGAAGCGTCGTCCAGGATCTGGCGACTTGCCTTGAACAGGTGTGCGATGGTGCGAACCGGCGCGTTTTCCAGTTCGAAGAAGAGGTCAGAGTACGGCTTCTGGGTGCCTTCCGAAACAGGAGCGGCATTGTTGACGAAGCCGGTTTCGCGGACGTACTCGACGGAGTTCGACTCAGTGGTGCCAGGCGCAACCAGGTCGCGGATGGTCAGTCGACGCTGCGGAGCGGCAACGACACCGGGGCGACGATCAGGAGCAACCAGGGCGCCGCCAGAGCTGTCGATGGAGGTGATGGCCGAGCGCGGCATGGATACGCGATGCGAACCGCGCAGGGAGCTGGTTACACCCTGCTCTTTCAGGCTCTCTGCGACCATTTGGCCGGCGGTCTTCGGTGCTTCTTCGCCGCCGTCACGCTTCTCGTTGGCCAGCATGGCTTGTTCCGCGGCGCTCAGTCGTGCTTGCAGTTCGCCCTGAGCAGTCAGCAGTTCGTCGACCTTGGCGCGGGTTTCCTTGTTCATCTCGCCGAAGTTGGCGATCTGGGTGTTGACCTGTTCGGCCTGGGACTTGATCTGGTCGCCGACCTGCTTGAGGCTGGCGTTCAGTTCGCCGATTTGTTTTTCGAAGTCGCTCATTGCGATTCTCCTTGGAGGAATTTGGTGATGTCTTGTGCTGCCCGTAGTGCAGCGGAGAGGTCAGGAGCGACAGCGCCAGGCATATCGGTCGGGGTGTCACCACCCCCGCCAGCAGCGCCAAGCATGCTGGTCTTGAAGTCGTTGATGAGTTCATTGCGCTGGCTTCGCGGCATTCCGCTGCGAGCCAGGGCGGCATCCATTCGGCGCTTGGCCAAGATGGCTTCGCTGCGGTTGCTGGGAGCGCTGGAGATCTCATCGGACTCCAGGAAGGCATCTGCCCACCCTTTGTCGACGGCCTCGCGCCCACCGATCCAGGTCTCGGCGTCCATCTGCTTCACGATGTCGTCGATGTCGATTCCCGTGCGCTGTGCGTAAATGTCAGCCAGCGTCATGTCGAATGGCTCCAGCCAGTCGGCGATCTCGCGCAGGTCGTTCCGATTGCCCATGGCGATCAGCCAGGCGTTGTGGATCATCAGGAAGGCGGCGCGGCCAATGCGGATCTCATCCCCCGCCATGGCGATGAAAGAGGCGGCAGAGGCAGCCAGGCCGATGATGTTCACCGTGACCTTGCCCTTGTGCTCGCGCAGCAGGTTGTAAATGGCCAGGCCTTCGAACACATCGCCGCCAGGGCTGTTGATATTCACGGTCACATCGACATCGCTGCCGATGGAGCGCAGAGCGCCAGCAATGCGTTTTCCGTATGGCGTTCATGAAGTCGTCGCCGTCATCAACGCCGGCAACCAGGGCGCGCCCCATAGCCATGATCAAGGTCACTGGACCGTCGATCTTGCAGTTGGGGTCGTTGTCGTTTTCCTTGCGCGGGTAGATGTTTTCCTTGGCATCGATCTTTGCCGCCACATTTCCCATCATCCAGGTCATGACTGGGTTTCCGTCATGCCAGAGCGTCCGCGCGATAACCCGCGCCTCCACCTCCTTCATCGGGTCGCTCATGTTCTTCACCGTCTGGTTGAAGTCCACGACCGGGATGGATGTGTTCGAAAGCCGGGTGATCAGGTAGTTGGCCTGCCAGTCGTCGAAGGCGACATCCTGCAGGTCGACCTGCTTTGCCAGATCTAGGATGTCCGCCTCAATGAATGCGTAATCGGTCATGCTCCCGGGCGTCAGGATCAGGTGACCTTCAAGTGCGAAGTTCTGATACTTCTCGTTTTCCTCGGCGGCAGCCTCTGGAGCGTAGAAGCGGGGAATGCAGTAGAACTGTCCCGCCTTCTCGAACAACATCACAAGAGCGGCCACGTCTTTCTTGCTCGCCAGGTCCAAAGCCATCCAGCAGCGGCAGCCGGCCATGTCCGCAATCGTGAAGTCGCGCTTCTGCCGCTGCCAGGCCAGCATGTTCATCCAGACCGTCCTAGCTCCCACCCACTGGTTCAGGTGCTTGGGCGCTTCGCCGACATCCCCCTCGCCCTTTGCTGGCTCCTGCCGGTAGCGCTGAGGGTTCTTCTTGTCCGCGCCCTTGAACTTTGCGACCTCGGCAGGCTGCTTGTGACGGGCCATTCGGGAACCTAAATTCTGTGGAAATGGAAAAAGACTTGGGGGCGCGGTGTCCTAACGAAAAGTTCTAAGGTTTTGACCCGCCCAACCCCTATAAATGAGAATTTTTCTCATTAAACTAGATTTTTCTGCAAAAACGCACGAAGACAGTGAAAGCCACTGCCTTCATTCGTAAATATCTCGATATCGTCGTGTCCGCGCGCTGAGAGAACCCGACTATTTCCTAGATGCCGCCGACTCCCTCGCCGTCTTCCTCGCATGACATGGGTAGCCAGCAATAGCCATCAGGTTGGAGTCATCGTCTGTGCCGCCCTGGCTCAGCGGGATGATGTGGTCCACCTCTGTGGCGATCCTCTTCACTCCCTTGCACTCTGGGCACTGGCACATGTAGCCATCTCGCTTGAGGATGCGCTCTCGCTTGCGACGCCATGGCCTGCCACCACGTCCGTTCCCCCATGCCTTGTCTTCTACCTCGTGCTTGGTCACTCCCCTGGACTTGGGCTTGGTGTGACGCTGAGGGAGGTCAGGCACTTCTGGATACCTGATTGCCGGCTGCCTGAACCGGCGGGGTCCAGCCTTGCCGCCTAGCTTGTGCCGGTCTGAGGAACGAGAGCTTTCCGCCTTGCCATTCATCAGGATGGAGCGCCAGCAGTCCGGAGCGCAGCAGAGGCTCAAGAACCTTCATGGCGCTCACTACCTCGCCGCTGTACCCAGCAATGTCATCAGGCGTCCAGGGCCGATTGGGGTTGACCTCGACTCCTGCAGGGATCGGGTGACTCTTCATGAGGGCGTTCCTTCATCAGACATCCCGATGAGCTTCGCGACCATCAGGGACTCAGCGAAATCATTTGCGTTGGCATCTCGCCAACGGGAGAGCCCGCATACGTGGTAGATCAACTCCCGGCCAGGGAGCGGGCTTTCGGGGCGCTCGATCTTGTAGCGAACCTGGACAACCAGCTTGCCGAACCACCCGCGGCGGACTCGAACAGCAGCTATCTGGGTTTCCCTGGCGGAGCCCATAAACGTCGACATCATCGCTCCCCTGGCGGTGTTGCCAAAAGGCTATTACTGCGTACCGGCTGATGCCCTTGGATCGGTGTTCCATCCAGATAGCTGGTCGGCATGGCGTCAGGATCCTCGCCATCTTCGGCGAGAGCCTGGATCAGGAGGAGCAATAGCTGATTGGTCTTGCGCTGCTCATCGAGGAGGTCGCGCAGAAGGAGTCGAACCTCCTCTCCGGCTTCATTCATCGCTACCTCCAGATCGCTTCGGCTTGGCGGCCACAGCAGAGGCCGCGCGCTCCATGGCAACTCGGGCCCACTTCTTCGCCCATTCACGCGTCTTGTTGCAGAAGGTGCACTTGGTCATCAATACACTCTCAGAATGTGGGCCAGGTTCCCCCGAGCGCGACAGACAAGCCCGAGCAGGATCGCCAGGACCAGGGTCAGCCAGGGGGAGACAGGGTGCAGCCTGTAACCGTGGAGCGCATCAAGCATCACGCTCAGGGCGAAGCATCCACTGCCTACGCACAGAAGGTAGGCGAGCCAGGAAACGCCCCGGCGATACCTCGCACCTTGCCGGCGGTATGTCGCCAGCCTCATGCAGATGGCGCCGCAGATCATCGCGGCCACCAGAGTCCAAGGGTCAACCATTACGACCTCCAAAGCGGTCCGCAATGAAGCGGAGCCAACCAGGCGTCTTCCCCCCCTGCACCCACTCCAGCAAGCTGGTGCCCACTGCGACGCAGAACAATGCCCCGGCAAACGCGACCAGGCCCGATGTTCTAGCCCACTCTCGCCCGATGACTTCGCCGGCGACGTAGTAGCCAACGATCCAGGACACGACGAAGTAACCGAGGCGCGCCCAGGCCGAAATATCCTTGGCATACACCACGAAGAAGATCGCCCCAGCAAAGGCACCGATCACTGCATTGGCATCAATGCCAGGGATCAATGCAGACGCACCAATACCGACCAGGCCGGCGACTGCTACCGCACCACTCGGCTCGGCCATATTCACGTACTCCAGATGCAGAAAGCCCAGATCATAGCCTGGGCTTTAGAGTTTCAGATGCGCCCCTAAGCAAATTCCGAAGGATCCATCGATGCAATCACGTCTCTAGCGATCATTTCGTACAAATCGCCAAGCTGATCGCTCGGAAAATCAGGGCCTATGGAAACGCTGATAGGCCCAGCCCTCCCTTTAATCTCCACCATGTATCGGCCCGACTCTTTGCCTATGGACGCCTGGATAAGGATTCTCTTTTTGGGGTAAGAGGTGGGGTGTTCGTCAACCAACAGGCTGATCGTGAAGTCCACCTTCCCATCCTTCCCATTGAATTGCGGCGCCAGAGCCCTTACAAAGCGGTCGCCGTCCATGACGCCAACCTGAACGTAAGGCTGTGCATCCTCGCCGGGAACTTTCACCTTGTGCTGATCAAGACGAAGATGACGCTCGAATCCAACATAGATTGCCCAAGCCTTCTTCTGAAGGTCAGACCAATAGGCATCCTGAGCGGCTTTGTACTTCGTGTATGCCTCACGTATTTCGAGAAAATCGGTCATCACGCCATCCTCTAGCAGATCAACGAGAATGGCCATGATATGTCACCCTAACATCTGTGTGTAGAACGGCTCGCGGGACTTGAACCCGCAACATCTGACCCGATGCGCGACAAGCCCCGCCGTTCAGGGCGGGGAAGGATAGCGCGGGACGCGTAGCGGCCCTATACTCAGACCTGTACGGATAGACAGCATTCCCATGCAGCGCCTCCAAGCCTTCAAATACGAACTGATGCCGACCGGCGAACAGCAGCGCCAGATGCACCGCTTCGCCGGTTCATGCCGGTTCGTGTTCAACAAGGCGTTGGCATTGCAGAAGGAGCGCTACGAGCAAAGCGAAAAGAAGCTCGGCTATGCTGGGCTGTGCAAGCGGCTCACGGAATGGCGGCATGATCCTGAGACGGCCTGGCTCAAGGATGCACCCACGCATCCTCTGCAACAGGTGCTCAAGGATCTGGAGCGGGCGTACAGCAATTTTTTCGCCAAACGGGCCGACTTCCCGCGCTTCAAGAAGAAGGCGCAGTCCGACAGCTTTCGTTACCCAGACCCGAAGCAGGTCAAGCTCGACCAAGCCAAAAGCCGGATATTTCTGCCAAAACTCGGCTGGCTGCGTTATCGCAACAGCCGGGACGTGCTGGGAGAGTTGCGCAACGTCACGGTCAGCCTGAGCAGCGGCAAATGGTTCGTGTCGATCCAGACGGCCCGCGAGATCGAGCAGCCCGTACCGCAGGCTACTAGCAGCGTCGGGATAGACATGGGTATAGCCCGCTTCGCCACACTTTCGGATGGCACGTTCTACGCCCCACTCAACAGCTTCAAGCGACACGAAATCGCCTTGCGCAAGGCGCAACAGTCGATGAGCCGCAAAACCAAATTCAGTAACAACTGGAAGAAGGCCAAGACCCGCGTCCAGAAAGTCCATTCCCGCATCGGCAATGCCCGCCGCGACTACCTGCACAAGACCACGACCACGATCAGCCAAAACCACGCGATGGTGTGTATCGAGGACTTGCAGGTACGCAACATGAGCAAGTCGGCGGCAGGCACGACCGAGCAATCGGGAAGAAACGTCCGCGCCAAATCCGGGCTGAACAGAGCCATCCTCGACCAAGGCTGGTTCGAGTTCCGCCGCCAACTAAACTACAAGCTGGCGTGGAACGGAGGCTGGCTCATCGCCGTGCCACCGCGAAACACCAGTCGCACCTGCCCGAGCTGTGGGCATGTGTCTGCGGACAACCGCCGCACCCAGGCGCAGTTCTGCTGCGTGGAATGCGGTTTCGAGGAAAACGCCGATGTGGTCGGCGCGATCAATATTCTAAGGGCGGGGCACGCCCGGTTCGCCTGTGAAGTGAGCGGTGCGGTAATGCCGCCAGCAGCAGGAACCCACCGAAGCGACTCTGGGGTGGCTCAATGCCACGCCTGAGCGCCGTAGGAATCTCCAGCCTTCAGGCTGGGGAGGATGTCAATTGGAAGGACAGCGCTCTGCCAGTTGAGCTAGAGCCGCAGAATAGGTGCCGGACTAGCCGGCGTCACGCCCGCAGAGCAAGGAACCGGGGCTTTCGCCTTGATCGCCATAGGCGACCCTTGCTTTCTTCTGCCGCATGCGTGAATGCCGGGCTTCCACCGGCTCCCACTTCACTTTAACGCCTGCGTGTCCAAGGCGATCCCGGAGTATTAGGTCGCGGTAGGGCCGGGTCCCACCTTTGACCATCCTCGGCCGCGTAGTCGCAACCCAGAAGGATTTGGTAGCAAGGGCTGACTTATGCGCTAGGTGCTGGTTTGTGGCGGCGCGCATGCGTCCTGATTCGGTGGCAGTTTGCACAGACTAGATCGCATTTCGCTATTTCCTCTAACAGCTTTTTCATGCTGTGAGGGCTGGCAACAAGATTCGCAACATTATCAATCTTCAACTCACCTTCGCGGTGATCGAAGTCCATCACGAATGGCGGGAAGCTATGGCCGCAATCGCCGCACGGATGGCTTTTAAGGTCGTCAACCAGCTTTCTAAAATCATCCTTGAGTGCTGACTTTCTGGCTTTCGCCCGTCGCACATACGCCTCTTTATTTCTCTGGTAGTGCAGCTTTGTAGCGAAAGCCTTACAGGCGTTGCATTGGGAATGCCGACGACCTTCACCTCTGAGAGGGAATTGGGCCAATGGTTTTAGGGTGCCGCACTTGGTGCACTCCTTCTCCATCTACCACTTCTCCACCCTGCGTCGAAACAAAAAGCCCCGGCAGATGCCAGGGCTTAGGTGGTGACTTTCGCCATAGGCGAATTTGTCACGATGGAGATAAGTCTGCCTCAGCCGCACATTTGTCGTCAAGCAGCATTTTTCATCATTTTTATCGCCGAAGAGACAGGCACAAGCGCGGCCTTGTCGAGATCGTTGCAGGCATCGAAACAGGCCTGGATAAAGCCGTCCCATTCCCTATCCCAGTTTCTTGGGTCAAGTTCAATGCCATGCATACGGTCAAGCCAGGCGCGGAACGACTCAGGGCTTGGGCAAGGATCAACACCTTCGCTCTGCCCGCCCTGATGCATGCGACGGTACCGGAACAAGACTCCCGCAGCGACATAGCGCGCCTTCTCGAATTTCTTCGTGTACATCCTTGGGCCAGTGTCGTACGCCACCCTGAACACGATCTCTTCCGCAGCCTCTTTGTCGTCTTCGCCAGCCATCGGGCTGTACATGTGATTGCCGAACACCTTCAGATGCGCCGGGAGGGTATCGATCGCCTTTTGAATCACGCCGGCGAGCGCCTGATGAACAGCCCGAGGAGTGCTAATGTCGCGCTCAGTTCTGGTCTGGTGGATTCCTGGCACGAAGGTGTGCTGGCTGTAGGAGACAGCCTCCCCATCATCATCGATCTCGGTGATACGGCGCCGGACATATCCGCCAGCTTCGACAATTCCAAGAGCAGCTCGCTCTGCCGCCTCAGCCATGCCGCTGTTCCAAGGGGTATAGAACGCATCGTGCCAGGCAATGCGCGCGCTGTTTAGATTCATGCCGTTGCCCTCTTCAGCTCGCGCACCCAGGCCCGGAACTTGGCCTTCAGTGCCTTGATGTCCTCGATGGTCAGCTTCAGGGGCTCATGAGGCCCTTCCAGCGCCAGGACTGCCTCTTCCCCGATCCGGCGCACCAGCTCGGGCCGATAGCCCATGATGTTGCCGCTCAGGTGGGAGTTGCAGATGGAACAAGCGCGGTGCACGTTGAGCGGGTTGAAGCGCAGGGCCGGCGTGGAACCGACGCTGCGATAGTGCGACGCGTGCCATTGGCCATCCCAGGTGGCGGGACGACCGCAGCTCACACAGGGCTTGTCCGCGTCCCGGAGCCGGATGTACTGGTTGAAGATGGCCTGGCATTCCTTCAGGTGCTCCGCCCTGCTCTTCAGCTTCTCCTTCCGCGCCTTGATCTCCCGGCGGTTGCGGTCGGCGATGGCCTTCCTGGCCGGAGCCTGGTGCTTGTCCTTGGTGGCCAGGGCGCAGGCTGGGGAGCACACGCGCTGCCCCAGGCGCTGCGGGATGAACTTGGTGCCGCACTCAGGGTTCTGGCATTTCTTCGGTTTTGGCTGGCTGACGGATAGGCTCATTGAGGCTCCCCCGAAACCAGGGCTTTCCAGCAGTCGGTGAAGGCTTTGCTGAAGTCGCCGTAGAGCCTGGACGATTCCTGCCGGCAGGACCGAACCCCTTCGCCGACTGCCTCGCATACAGCCACCACAAGCGGCACCCAGCCGAAGGCGATCATGATCACCAGGACAATGAGCGCTCTTGGCCGAACAGGAACTCTCCGCATGGCGCGGAAGAACAAGCTGCGGCTCATAGCTCTTCTCCCGCGAAGTAGCCGAGCCATAGAGTGGCGGTCCCCATTAGCAGAACAATCCATCCGTTCACCGGAGTGGAGGTTTGCGTGTAGGCAATCAATGCAGCGACCAGCAAGCTTCCGATGGCCAGTCGAACAACCTTCGATCTACTCATGCCTCCTCCTTCGCCTTCTGCTGCTCGGGCTGGAAGTCGCCGCGCAGGGGCATAAGCCATGACTCGGGACACACTCCCACGGTAACCAGACGCTCGAATCCAAAGGCTGTAGTGGTGACTAGCCCTTCGTGCTGAATTACCCAACACAACAGTCTGTTCGGATTTGAAGTCTTGGCGCCGCGTCCGCAGTCGATAACCTCTTCAGAGGTTGACTGAAGCAGCGTCACAATCTTGCCAATGTTCTCCTCATGGTTATGGCCCTGAAGGATGAGCTTTACATCAAGCGGATGCAGCGAAGGGCAGATGGCACCTTTCTGATGATCTCAGACAACAACGCCTACCCGCCAATCGAGGTATCCAGCGCCGAATTAAAAAGATTCCAGGTGCTCGCTAGGGTCCTGCTGGCCTGGAATGCGAAGAGACTGTGATGGACACTTGACGTTCAAGGAGAGAAACGATGGTCGATTTGCACGATGAATTTGGGGAAAGCCGAATTTTCCACGAGAAGCGCATAGACCGAAGGTCTGTCGATGCACTCGCAGGACTGGCCGCCGGGATCACTGCTGATGGGCATATCAATCAGCAGGAGGCCGAGTTCCTACAGGATTGGATCGCTACGAACCTGGTCCATCTTGACGATCCAGTGACCAACCTCCTCTACAGGAGGCTCTCAGACATGCTTTCAGATGGTGTGTTAGACGCTGATGAGTCCGCCGAACTGCTCGAGATTCTTAGAGGATTTGGCGGCCTATCTGCTTCCAAGCCGAAGCCGAGCGACAATACCTTCACCCCATCAAATGCTCTTCCGCTCAACAACCCAGCGCCAAAGCTTGAGTGGTCAGGTCACCTCTACGTTTTCACTGGCGTCATGGTCTACGGACCCAGGAAGCATTGCGAAGAGATCGTCGTCAACCGCGGCGGGGGAATAGCCTCAGGCATCAGCAAAAAGGTGCACTACCTGGTCGTCGGCGAGATCGGCAACGAGCAGTGGCTACACAGCACGTATGGAACCAAGATCAAGCGAGCTGTCGAGTTGCGCGAGGAAGGGCATCCCATTGCGATCATCAGCGAGAAGCACTGGCAAGCCTCGATGTTCAACCTGATCTAG